AGTCTGGAGTCTGGAGTCTGGAGTCTGGAGTCTGGAGTCTGGAGTCTGGAGTCTGGAGGGTGATAAACACCCATGAACATTTTTACAAGAGTCAACGGCACTGATTAATGTTTCTCGCGCAAATCTGCCCGGCCTTTGACCGAACGACGCGGCAAGCGTGCTCAGCTCTTGAAAATCTGATAACTTCAAATTCAGCATTAAGGATTTTGTTCTTTGGATTTGATTTTTTTGGGGGGGCATAATGGGGCGGTTGAAAGTTTTGACGAGTCTGGTGGTATAAATGGAGGAACGTTCTCCGAGTCAACAAAAGTTTGAATGAGATGCTCTTGGCAAGAGTTTGAGTCTTTGAATCCGCGAGAAAACAACAACGCCACAAATCGATGCTTTAGTTCCTGATCAACCCAAGCACCAACCATTACCTTTCCTTTGGCGCGTTGGTTTGGCATGCAGGTGGTTTACACCTTGTTTCTTTTTCTTTCAAAGAAAAACTTAAAGTTTTTTATTATGTCCTCACCATCAACCTTTTGTAGTCAGCGCCCAAAACTCAGCGGCCATCTTCCCGGTTACGGTTTCGCCGCTGACGGTCAAAACGGCTCTATAATGTTGAAACAAAGTATTTTCGGACCCAGAGTGCCCCATTATCGCCTGAAGCTGCGTTCGGTTTTGAAACATGGCGTAGTGCATGGTCGCAAACGTATGACGCAAAACATCATGCGGCCAAACGTCACGCAAACCAGCAGCATCTCGAAGCCGCTCCATGCGCTTGCGGTGCCCCGTGACTTGAAATTGAGTATCAGATGATACTTCTGCGCACCATTCTTTCAGTAATCTCACCGCGATGGGCTCCAACAATATGACGCGCGTTTGTGCCGTTTTTGATGCTCTGGCCGTGATGCGTACGTTTCCCGACTCAAGGTCCAACCTATTGCGTTCAAGTCTAGCAATTTCCTGCGGGCGAATGCCTGCAAATAGCGCCAATGCCAGCCATCCCAAAAGGATTCGATGTTCCGAAAGCTGTGCACATTCCAAAAGTCGACGTGATTCCGTAACGCCAAACGAAAGAATTTCAACGGCTTCAGGTTTAGCCAGGCGAATGTAGTTCTCGTCACCGGCAAGCGGATTTCTTGTCGCGTGCTTATTGCGCACGAGCCATTTGCAAAAAGTTTTGAGCGTCGACAGGATCCGGCGTTGCGTGGCTGGCGCAAAGCCGTTGCCGGTGACGTAGGCTTTCACAAAGTCAGCCGTTAACTTGGAGAGTCCGTCCGAATTTGCCATAAATTGCCCAAGCACCTGACGAACGTCGCGAATGTGCGACTCAGAACGGCGAAGCTGTTTCAATTCTTCGAGATAGGATTCAACCAACCTTTCGTGAGACGTTGCTGGACCAACAATGGTCCGGCCTGCGTAAAATGCTTCCAGCGCTTCGGTCAGCGTCAGGCCGTCCGCGGCCAACCTGTTGAGCCAGCCGGTGACGACGGGATCCTGAGCAAACGCTGCAACGCCTCGGTCTTCTTTGGCGTCTTTCGCCTGACGCAAAGCCTGTAACGCCTCGCCCTTGGTTGTGAAATTCTTGCGGATTCGTTTTACGCCAATCACTCCCAAGTCGAGTTGCCAAACCTTGGCTCCACTGGGTAACACGCGCTCACGAATTTTCATTTTCACACTGTAAAAGCGTGTGACGTTGTGTGCCACATTTTAACGCTAAAACGTGCTAAAACGTGCTAAAACGTGCCCCGTGTGACGTCCTAGGCGTCACACGTTTTTCCATAGGGAAGTGCTTAACATGAAGCACTTAAAGTGGCGCGCCCGACTGGATTCGAACCAGTGACCGACGGATTAGAAAGCCTCAGTCAAAATTTTGATGTTCTCTGAAAGGTCATGATGCCAATGGGCTTGCATTGATTTGAAAATCCGTCGTGTGACGCTTTGTGACGCCTTCCAGAAGGATTTTATTTCTTTTTTCTGTAAATGCTTTATTATGAATGCTTCAGCGTGTGACGCCTAGACGTCACACGTTTTGCTGCGAATGTTCAAACAAATCGCCAAAATGTACGGACCTTTGTCCTGAATGGGCGAACATTTGCCCTGAATGTACGCGCTTTTGGCCTGAATGTACGCGCATGAATGCATTTTGTTTGAGTCAGCCTGGACAACTAAGCCAACCGATAATGCGGCGTCACGATCACCTTGCCACCCGTTGTGACCGCCTTGAATTTACGCATCTCCGCGTTTCGACGTTTAAGAAGCACACGAATGTTTTGGTGATCCCTCCCGGTTGCCTCCACAATTTGACACATGGTCGCCCAGCCTTCTCCCTCGGGCGGGAAACTTACGTTTAGCTCTCCGGCCAGGGCCGTCAGCCAGCCTACACCGGGAGTCGGAACGTCTGTGATTTTGTCTCTTTTGCCAGCCATATTTGTGTTTCGTTGTCGCAAAATTCTCCCCATGAAAATCCTCGTGACCAACTCGTGGTTGCCCTGCGCTGAGCACTGTATGTGGCTAGTGCCCTGTCCCCCAGCCAGCCCACGCAATACCCCGTCGGGTGCGCTCTATTACGTCCCTCAGCCTGCGTAACTCGATGCAGGTGAGCCAGAATCACCTTATTGTGGCTGCCCGTGCAAATCGATTCTGCGTGATCTCTGACGGACATTTCATTGGTCATATACCCGTGCCCCGCCAACGCGTCGCCAAATGGATACCACCCGTGTTGAAAGTCGTAGTCGATCACTTTGCATTTTAACTCCTTAGCTCGATCTTGAATCTGTTGGTAAACCCTGCACGCCAACGCCGAAACAATGGCCTTAGGCGACTCCATGAGATGGCGGAGTCGAGCCTCGTGGTTTCCGAGCAGGTAAACTTGCGGCTGTAGCTGCGACAGAAACGCCAGCCCGTCGTTGAGATCACCTTCAGGATCGCAAGCTTGATCGGCGTCGGAGGCTCCTCCCCTGAGCGCTGCGAGGTCTATAGCATCACCTAAGTGAATTGTGAGCTTAGGCTTGAAGCGCTCTTTAAACGCCAACACCTGTCTCAACAAAGCTTGATCTGCTAGGTGCCCGTGAGAGCAGCCTAGCGCCATGAACCGGTGCCACTTGCGAACGATGTTTGCCACTAAAAATGCCTGCTTGCGTCAACTTTCAAGAGAACGCTGCACTTTTCCAGCTAATTGAAGCACGGCAGACATATCGGTAAGCCAACGGCGCTTTTGCTCAGCGTCCCAACTCAGAATTTTTTCGTCGCCGCCAACCTTGCGACACCAGCGATCGAAACTTGTGAGAATGCCCTGATATGTGAACACGCCGGATCCGGATCCGCTCATGGCGGCAATATCTGCCTTACGAAGAACCCTTCCGGCTTCGATAGAGCGCTGCAACTCAAGAGCGCTGAGCTTTTCCGTGATAGCCAAGTCCAGCCATCGCACCTGGTCGACGTATTCGAGCGCCGCGACTACAAAATAGTGCTCCTTTTCTAGGTCAACGTGACGCAGCCCCACCGGAATGTCGGCCAATGAAATAGCCTTTCGCGCTGTCACATAATCAAACTCGACGGTTTCCAAAAGCATTTCCATTTGCTCACCTCCGTACATTTTTTTGCCGTAGCTCAGCAAGTCAGCTAAGTTCAACGCGCACGCGGAGTCCATGCCCTTAAACGCAACCAGAAGCGCTTTAATTTCTTCCAGAGTAAGATCTTCGGTCACTTCAAGCCCAAGAGCCGTGATACGAAACGGAACTTCGCCAGTTGAGCGAGTGAAGCCTTGAAGCGCCCAAGGCGTTAGCGAAACAGTCTCATTTTCTTTTTGCATGTCTTTTTTCTCCAGTGGTTTTTTGTCTGAACTTCCGAATAAGTCTGGCAAGCGTCCTCGGTGCGCATGTGAGCCGAGTTGGGCAAGCCAAGTTCGGCTTGCCATTGTTTGGCAACCTTTGAAACAGCCTGCCTTGAAACGCCAATAGTGGCGGCGTATTCTGCCATGGTGCCCAAGCCATTTAAGCTATCCAGCCCAACGGCATACGCGAGCCCGGCTGATGAAAGCTTGGCATTGCTGGCATTCAGAAATGTGCCTGCAATTCGAGCAATTACTGCCGCTTTTCGTTCGTCACTTTCGCGTTCGACAACACTTGTGTGCCAGTGCGCTATCCGGCGGGCTATATCAAGCGATACATCAAACTGCTCCGCAAGAATGTCTTCCATAGTATCACAAGCCGTTGCCATGCTGTACACCTGAGGCTCCACCGCTGACTCGGCCAAGTCGCAAATTGGCGACATTCCGTGTGTTACGGTTGTTTCTAGCAAAGGAGCTGCCGCTCCGCCCAATATCTCGCGCTGTTCAGGCGTCAAGCTTGATTCAAATTCCTCATAAGCAATGAGATATTTCAAGTTCTGCTGTCGAACATGTTCAAGATATTCGTCGTTCATGGGTGCGCTTAATTTCTCGCACCATGTTGACGTGGTTTGCCGTGTCGAGCCTTTTTTACAATTAAGTAAATTGCTTGTAATGTGCAGTTTGTGACTACGCAACCAGTCCTTCTTGGACTGAGAGCGCAAACTTTTCAAGGTCCGCTGAGCGATTCAGCCACCCAGCCAACCATTTAGCCTGGCTTGGGTGCGTCTCAACTATTGCGTGATAATACTGTTCGCGCCGATTGCAGAGCGCCTTGAGCGCGTCGGGTCCGGCCTTTTGCGCTGCTGCTTTAGTGGCCGGCCCAAAGATTCCGTCGGCAGAGCAGGGGATGCCGATGTGATTCAGCGCCTCTTGTAACCACAAGATGCCTTTGCCCCCGTTCACCTTAATGTCGAAAATTGCCTCACCAACTCCAAGAGGTAGTTCCATTGCGTGGCTTGGTACCCAGTACTCTGAGTAATAAATGGCGATTGCTTGATCTTTAGTCAGGTTGGCAATGTCGACTCCCGGATGACTTCTGGCATCGATGCCAAACTTTGTCAGTCCGCCATTGTCGCCGCTTTCATTTTCGGGAATGACAAAATTGAAATCTCCGTAATGGCCACGAGCGTAAACGGCCTCATGTGCCAGCACAAACTCGACCGCTTCCATGAAACGTCGTGAATAAAATGGCTTACTCATCGTCGGCTTCCTCCTCTTCAAAGATTGTCTGTCCACCACCGGCCTCCAGCCAGTTTTCAATTTGCTTTTGACGAGCCAGGATGTTTCCTCGGCCACCAGAAAACACGTCGGTTTCGTCGATGCTGCAAACCTGAGTGAATATTTGAACGCAGTCGAAATGCTCACCGAGAGCCTCCACAATGCGCTCCAAAAAGTCCTGCGGATCTTCGTTGGGTAACGGCGCAATCATCTGTGACGCAGTGCCTGGTAAAGTTTCACGGTTGTGTAAACACTCGCCAACAGGATCGATAAAATGCGCACGCTCGTCTCAAAATCGCTCAACGAAATTGCCGTCGCCACGCCATTTATGTAACCAACGCTGAGTAATTCTTCGATGTGGCGATTCATTTGCGCGGGCGTTTTACAATGCTTGGTTTGCGCACACGCACCGCGCTGACCACTTTGGTGATGTCAATTTTGCCACGCCCGTAAGCGCCAATACCGATCCCGAGCGCCCCGGCTGCGATCACCCACAGGCTCGGCGCTATAGCGGCCAATACGTTGATAAAAACGGTGATCATGGGCGTGGTAATGGTCATCTGGCCTGAAGTTGTTTAAGCGCCGATGTGGCGTCGAGCAGCTCCAGTTCAAGCGCTTGATACCTAGCGCCGGAATGCCATGTTTCAGCCGATTTTGCCTGATACGTTTCCATCGGTTGCAGGTGCAAAACTCCCACTGATGGACATAACGCCACTGGCACGCTCGAAACGCTCGCGCAAGCGGTCAGCGAGAGCGTCGTTGCCAGCGTTCCTAGCTGCCAAAATGGCGTTTTCGGTTTCATCACAGTAGCGTTCAATTTCGCGAGTGAGCTCCCAACGAGCGCAGATCAGCCGCAGTTGCAACCAACTGCTAAGAGCCTGAAGCAGGGGGATTAGCATTGGACTTTTCGCCAACAAACATGGCAATTGCTCCGGCAATAGCAGCAATAGCGTGAGTGACCCCTTGATACTTTGCGTCCGGTATATTTAGCCCAGCCAGCGCAAGAAGCGCCGAGAGTCCGGCATAAGTTGAAGGCTCTTGAAGTCTGGCGAGTATGGTTTTCATATTAGGTGTTTTCCAAAGCTGAGAGTCGGGCC